CTTAATCATTTATACTGTTATTTCTATTACTACACTAATATCAGGATTAACAACGTTTTCAGCCATATCATCCAATTCAAATGTTAAAATGTATGTTGTTGCTGTGATAATGTTTGAAAACTCATTACCGGCCACATCCTTTATCACTGTATGGAAATCAGCTAATACTATAGCTCCAGTTACAGTTCCACCACCTATGTAAGTAATTACACATGTGTTAGCAGTGTTATCTGCAACCACCTTCATCATACTTTCAGAAGGGATATACACTGGATTTGAACTAGCTCCAGTTACCTTTATATGTTTTGCCATTTTTTCTTATTTTAAAGATTAATAAAGTGGGGCAACATAGTTACCCCACGTATATATTTACGCTGCTTTGAACAACACAAAGTTGTTAGCCGCTTGTACGCATAAACATCTCTCAGATAAGAAATGTACTTGCATTGCATCTAAGTCAGAAGTGTAAGCACCACCAACAGAACCAGTGATCCAAGACTTCATTCTTCTATCATCCGCTTCAGAAGCTCTGTAACGAGTGTGTAAGAAAGGACGTCTTATATTAGTTCCTAACATTTGATCGTAAACCGTTGAAGTTCCAGCAGGAACTAAAACACCATCAATGTCACCAACTAAACCTCTAGTAGAAGCATCATTTAAGTATTTCCAATCAGTTTTATAGAAGTCATAAGAACCTCTTCTAAAACCAGAAAATCCAAAGTTTAATGCCATTTCAGCCTCATTGTTGAATAAACCATAAGAAACTGCTGAAGTAGAAGAATATCCCCCACCAGCTTGAGCAGCAATCATGTCATCAAAATCAAGAGCAGTAGATCTAGATAAGAAAAGCATGTTTTCTTCAATAGCTCCTTGCTTGTCAAGATTCTTAAGAACCTCGTCAAAATCAGCAATAGCTCCGGCACCAGGTGCAGCAGCTCCAGCAAATCCAGAGTAAACATTACCTCTTGCTTCAATTGCAGCAAACATACCTTCGGTACCTTCGTAACCTAAAGCACTTAATTGCGTTGCAACTCCACCAGGAGTTAAAGCATTTTCTCCTTCAACCATTGACATTTCAAGGTAATCCTCAAATCTCAACCTTGTTTCAGATTCAGCTTTTAGATACCATAAGTAACCAGAAGTACCATCTTCAGTTGCAACTTCAACCCAACCAATTTGAGCAGTGTCAGAACCATTAATTTGATACTTATCTTTAATTATGATAGGTCTATTAGCGAACTGAGTGAACAAAGGCTCAACAGAACCTTCCATTCCATTTGTTCCTTTCAAGAACTCTGAACCATAAACGAACATGTTAACATCCATTGTTGCAGTAAGTCCAGCAGCTAATGTATCAGTACCATAAGGTTGACATGCAAAACTTAATGCTACGTTACTACCATCTGCTACAGCACCACCACCACCATTGATAGCAGCATAAACTTCAGTTACTAAAAACTTCTGAGCTGTATTACCAGTTCCTGAAGCTAATAAAACAGTTTGTCCTTTTCTAACGGCTATACTAGTAGCTGTATTAGGAGCTGCTAAGCTAGGTGTTACAATTAACGGGTTAGCACCAGTAATATTCTGTTGCAAACCTTTGTAAGAAATGTGTAGTCTGTTTTGTTCAGACCAGATAACTTGATCAGAGGTCATAGGCATTTCTGCACCAACCATTCTCAAGAAACCACCAATGGTTCTGTTTCCGTATCTTTCAATCTCAGCTTCATAAAGCTCAGGTAAATATTGCTGTGCAAACGTACCTCCACCAGCGGCAGAGTCGAAAGATAAGTAATTTGATGATAATGCCATTCTACTTTGCGAAGGCACTATCGAAGCAGGAAAACTCCCGCTAGTTGTAAATCCCATAATTTATATGTTTTTAAGTGTTATTTTTTGTTTTAATTTTTAACCTAGAACTATCCACACCATTTATTGCTTTAACTTTTAACCCATTTATATAAACATCACCACTGGACGTAGCCCTTGGTTCATTGCTTATATTTTAGATTTAGCATTCACATCTCTAATAGCATCGGTTTTACCCTGCTCATAGAAATGATTAGCCATAGTATAAGCATTTCTTGCTGCATAAAGTGCTTTATGATACCCTTGATAATCTTTAAAACTACCATCTTCGTTTAAGAACTTCTTAACAAAGTTATTGATATTAGATTGAGCATCACCAACGTCAGAAGGATTATTAACTTTATACCTAAAATTCTTTTCACCTAATTTGAAATCAAAACCTTTGAAATCTTCTGTGAAATAGTTTTTAGTTTTATTTTTAAAATCCTCATGATTCTTTAAATTCACTTTTTGGTCCTGGTTGTGTCTGTCGAAAAAATCCATTGCTTTCTGCTGATCTTGTGTTACTCCTGGTCTCAACTTGATCTCATCGTAATACTTCTTTTTAGTTTCCTCTAGAAAACCTCTAGCTTTAGCAACTTCTTCTTTCATTTCGAGTTTTTTCTTTCTGATGTCTCGGTCATCATCTATATCCTCGTCATACGAGAATTTATCTTCTAATAAGAACTCTATCTCATCTACTTCTAAATGTGATTTTATCTTCTTGTAATATTCTTTTAATAATGTTGAATCGTCAATATCACTATAGTCAGCATTTAATCTAACGTAGTCTTCAACATTACCACCAGTTTCTTTCATAAATGAAACAAGTTTCTCTACATTTTCAGGTAGCTCTATACTTTCCTTCTGTTGTACTTCTTGTTCTATATTTTTATGTATCTCTTTTAGTTCCTCTGGTTTAATTTCTTCTATAATAGCTTCATTGACTGGTTCAACAGTTTCTTTTTTTTCTGGCTCAATTGCAGCTTTTTCTTCCACTATTTTTTCCTTTTCTTCTTCAACAACAACTTTTGTTGTAGTTTCTGGTGGTGTAGACAAATCTACTTTAATAGCTTCTTTTTTTGTTTTTTTGGATAATTTCTTTGGCTTAGATTTAGCCTTCATTTTAAATTCTCCCTCTTGTTTTACTTCAACTTTTTCTTCTGACATAATATAATATAATAATTAATAAAATTTTACTTTGGAGCAAATTGCTCTAATCCAAACCCTCCTAGGTTATCATTTCCTGATGATTCGAAATTTTTTGGTAATAAATCATTCTTCCTTTGATCTATCATTTCACTTTGTTGTGTTGCTTGTATTTTCGTTCTTTTATCTTTACGATCTTCTTTACTATTTTCGTTTTGTTGTTTAGTATTGGCTTCTATTTGTGCTAACTGCATATTATATTGAAACTCAACCTCCATTAAACCTTTTTTAATTTCTGCTTCTTGTTGCATTTTTTGAATTGCAAATTGAGACTTACCTTGTTCTATCTGAAGAGTAGTTTCAGCCATACCTTGATTCTTTTGAAGTTCAGCCATGGCTGTTCTTTCAGCAGTTTCTGCCTGTGCATTAGCTTGAGCTTTTATATTAGCTTGTTGCATTTGTTGGTCTTCAACTTGTTTTTCTTTCCTTCTTAATTTTAGTAATTGATTAGCTAATTTCATGTTACTTATGTTTATAACATCTATAGCGTCTTCTAGATATATTTGACCAGACTGTAATGCTACTTGAATGTTTTGTTCTAACATCTGTTTCTCTTCTTCGTCTGGTTCTAGTTCTAAAAATATACCAAAATCATGTAAATGTAAACTATACATTTCTTCTAATGAACCTACATTGTAAGCACTTATACTAGATATTAAGCTCTCTCTAGTCAAGTCAAACTCTAAACAGTCTGATATTCTCAAAGAAACGTTTTCGCATGCCCTTAACGTTAAATATAAACTAGCTTGTAAAATGTGTCTTGTTGCTGTATTGGAATTTGCAGCAGCTAATTTTTGTAAACCTACTAATGCATTCTTATCAGGAGTACTACCATCTCTAGCTTCATTTAATCCAGTAACATCTCTTATCATCTGTAAATAATACTGATAAGTTTGTATTAAAGCTTGTATTTTACCTAAACCATTACCTGTAGATAATTCTTGTATAGGTACTTTTCCTGGGTTTATATCTCCGTCTTGAGTGAATGACCTACCTATTATACTACCAGTTTGGAAATACATATTTAAAGCTTCTGCAGGGTTATAGTTAGTACCATTACCTAAATCAACTTCAGCTAAACCATCAGCATCTAAATAAACTCCATCAGGTACCATCCTAGATAGTAACTGTTGTAGTTTTAAGTGTGTTATTGAAATCATGTCTGCAAAACCAATTATTTTGCTTACCGTTGATTCAATCCTACCTTTATACATTTTAGGTGCACATAAATTATAGTTCATTCTAACTTTACATAGATTAGAATGAGGTCTTGTCATATTCTCAGATAATTCCCATCTAAGCATTTCTTCAAAACCTAGTATCTTAGCACCACTATAAAGTGTCTCTATAGTCCTAGAAACTCTCTTAAAATCGTCATTTTCTGGTGGGTTGAAAGTATCAGGTTTCTCTAAAGATTTCTCAAGACCACTTGATGTTTGTTTTACTTTCCAAACTTGATCTGAGTAAGTCTTGTATTCAAAGTACAATACTTGCACATTATTGTTGCTGTCTCTACCGTTCCAATTCCTAGTGTAATTAGTATTACCTGGATATTTTTGTATTCTCTCTAATTGCTCGTTAGTTAAAAGAGGGAACTGTTTCTTTAACTCAGGTAGACTTATAGATTTAACTTCTCCAACATAATATATATCTTCGAAGTTAGGATCTTCAGTATAAGAGTGAACTACGTTAGCTGGATCTACGTAGTCAACTGTTACTCCTTCTGATCTATTGTAACCAGTTTTGTTGCAACCAATACCTATTTCAACTATATCTTTATTTACTCTTCTTCTAACAAGTTCATACTTGTTTAAACTTAATACATTATTTATAGCTTCTTCTTCAGCAACCTCTATAGACTGCTTATAACTCATTTGCATGTGCAAATCAAGTTCCTCTCTACTTTGTGGTAGGTTTTCAGGATCGTCACTAGAATACATATCCATTCCTAGTGTATTCTTTACATTTTGTAGAAATGCATCTGCCTGCATATCTCTCAAGATTGCTTCAGCATAATTAGTTCTTTTCTTTATAGACTCTGGATCTTGCGAGAAAGCTTTTATTTCGTATAATTTCTGAGACATACCATTAACTAATATATCTACAAACTTAGGTATTACAGGTACTGGAGTCCAATCTAGGTTTAAATAAGATAAATCTCCATTTATTGATAACTCGTCTTTATACTTTTGAACTGATTGTTCTCCTCTTGAATACAATCTAAGTCTATGAAAATTATTATAATTAGTTGAAAACCTATCATTACCTCTACCAGATCCATATCTAAACCATTCACCTTCTATTGCTCTACCAACTTGAAATCCATAGTCAATGCTCTTTTTAACTTCATCAGGTACTACCTGGTCAGGAAAAGAACTATTAGTGTTCGTGTTTATCATTTGTCTTTATTTTTGAAATGAATCCGTCATTGTCATATTTTTTAATACCTAGATCTATTTTTTTTGTTGATCTCTCTGCTACAGGTTTATACATATTCTTATTACAACCCATTATAGCTAAACCTGAACTTATAGAAGCGTCATGTTTAGTTCTATTATTTATATTGAATCTAGCCCAATCATCAAGTGTTCTTTGGAAATACATATCTCCGTAACCAATTTCTTTTAACCCAACATAATCTTCTATATAAGTTTCAATAGCAGCAGCATGTGCTTGCTTTATATCTTCAGATGAATTAGGTATTCCACCTATCTCTTTCTCTGTTATTGATAACTTATTCCAAGTTTTATCTGGTCTATTCATAGAGTAACCTCTATAACCTCTTCTTCTTATGTGGTATAACAATCTAGGTTTGTTATTCTCAGCTAATATAGGCATACCATAAAAAACCAAAGCCATTAAAACATCTTCAAAAAATATCTCTGCTGTTGGTGGTCTAGATATATACTCTAAGAAGAAATGACTAGGTGGAGCATCTTCCATGCTGAATTTAGTTAACCCATGTAAAGAGCCATTAGAACCTCTATTATCCACAGTTCCTGATATATCATAACTATCACAGCCAAACGCTCCAATGTGATCATTACCAGGGAATTTCACTCCATTCTTTATTATCACACGATTTTGAAGGTTTTTAGGTGGAATCCAAGAAATTTTAAATCTACCATTTTTATTTGGAGAGAATATAACTCTAGTATCTTTAATGCCGTTCTCCCATTGAAAGCTACCAGTAGTAACGTTTGCTTTGTTATTTATCTCGTCATTATAATCTATCTGCTCATATATCTTAACCAAATTAAATAAACTTTCTTTGGTTTCATCTCTAAAAGCGTGTTGCTCTGTCCTAGGGAATTGACGATAATATTCATTTAAACCATCTTGATCACTCTTTAATCCATCAACCTCATTCTCCCAATACTCTATAACACCCATGTTTATAAGCAAACCATCAATACCCATTACAGGTTTCTTTGGTGTATCAAATACAGGTTTGCCATATAGGTTCATATAACCTTCATAATTCCACTCCATTGGTATAAATAAAGAGTATAAACCAGATGACGTTTGTCCGTTCTTATTTCTTTCAGCAACGTTTGATCTATAGTATAGATCTTTAAAGTTTTGACCTCCTTTGTCTAAAGCATTTGATGTTGAACCCATCATACACTTACCAATAATCTTTCTACCTAATCTAAGGGTAGTTTTTGTAACTCTCCAGTTGTTTAATATGTTATCAGGTCTCTCCCATTTACCACTCTCATCATGAGCTAATATCTTTAATTTCTCACCATCATAAGAGTTATCGCCTGTGTTTTTCCAATCTATAGTAGTATCTAAACCATCTATCTCCTCTAACTTCTCACCTGAATCTAGTTTTCTTCTTGTTAACTTCGATGCCGGTACCCTATACGCCAATTCAGTTTTAGGTCTATCCATACCATCTTGTATTGGTTTGAAGAAGAACGGATAGTTAACTGATATGGGTACGACTTTATCAGTGAACATCTTTTTTGCATCAGCCCCAGATTTTGATAGTATACCAAATCTAGAGTCACTGGACATTGTAGCATTGTTAACGAGTTCTGACGAAGCCATGAATGAAAATCCTGAACGTCTATTTTTAAGGTAACACATTCCGTAACACCTTTGATCTGCTTTACATGCTTCCCAGAAGTAGAAAAACAATTTATTGGATTCTCTATAATCTGCTGCTCCAATGTCAATTTTTGACCACTGTAAGTATGTGTAGTGAGTACCAGTGATATAATTAGGAATACCATTATTATAATACCAAAACCCTTCTTCTCTTCTATTAAATTCTTCTTCGATGTAATCAAACCATTCTTCTTTAAATTCTAGTGGATAATCATCCCATTCAAAAGTGCTTTTTATTCTGTCTAGCTCTTTTGGGATATGTTTCTTCTCCCAATATTGCTCCGCTTTTTCTTCACTCCTTTTAAACGGTTTATTGACTGCTGGTAAAGCAATGCGGAGATTTTGTATTTCAATGATTTCTCCAATCTGTCCGGTTTTACTTATTACAATGAAATCGTAATCTGGATTATAACCATACTCCCACTTCTTAAGTCTATTATTCTTCTTTAAGATCTTAGTGTTGACTACGTCTTTTATTATCTTGAATAATGTTTGTTGATACTTCATTATTTAGATCTTTTTTCAGGAGAAATAGAATATGACTTCTTAGGTTTATCATCTTCTTTTGATTTACCTTCTAGCATAGCTTCTTCTTCTTCCATCCTATTTAAGATTTCAAAAGCATCGAATATAGCTAGTTTCTTTGTTGCTGCTGCATTCTTAAGTCTATCTGCTGATATATCGTCAGCTGTATCAACTATAGGTTCTTTAGCAACCTTTATTAGTTCATCAACTGCTATCTGCCCAGCTAGGATTATATTCTTTTTCGTTTCCTTCGTATTCATGCTTTATTACAATATTATTTGATTTCATACAATATAAACGCTGATTGTCTACTATAAATTCAAACTCTGATTCAGGTTTGAAGGTTACTAGCATCTCGTTTTTTATACCTATACTGTTTAGCTTTTTGTTGTCATACTTGACTATACCTATGTGAGGTTCTTCTAAGTTTGTATCAAACTTATTAGTATTACATATAGGTTTAACAAAACATCTATCCCCAAAAGTAATCCAATTTCCAGATTCTTTTTTATAAAGATAAATTTGATCTAAAGAACATAGATACATATCTTCATTTAGATACGATCTACTATTCTTTTCCTTACCTCTTATATCATAAAACCTTCTGAAGACGTTATGATGAATCATTATTTGATCACCAATACTAATATCTGTTTTAAATGCCTTAGGGAGCGCTAAAACAACTGCTATGTTGTTAACTGATTTAAAACTCTCTACATTACTATTGATTACAAGATCTATATCACCTACTTTTATTGTATTATCATATCTTTCACCTAAAGGTTCTACGATGAAATCGTACATACCTTTCATTGATATTCTAAGTTATATTCAACTGATATAGCCATGTTAGAATTAAATTTCTTCCA